CGCATACTCCGGGTCCAGAACGAACACGTCGCGCTCGCGCTGGAAGCGGTTCGCCACGAAGGCCACCTTGCCGAAGTCCGACAGGTAGATGTCGGCGGTCGCCACGATCGAGAACGCCTTCGGGGCGCCCGCCGTCTGGTTCACGCGGTTGGCGGCGATGCCAGCAAAGCCCGAGGCAACCGTCTTGTTGTGAGGCCCCATCATGCAGATCTTGGGATCACCACCCTGCGCCCACACGTCCTGGATCACGTCCTTCAGCAGCGTTTCCGTGAAGGTGCGCTGCGTGCCGTCCGTGCGGCCCGCGTTCGGGTAGCCGTCATTGGTGGACGACATGGTGGGGTTGCCACCGTTGCCCGCCTTGTTGACGTTGGTCCGCAGCCACGCCGGGAGGCCAGCGGTCTTGCGGGCGACAGAAGAGGAGCCGACAGCGGCAGCCTGATTAAAGAGCAAAATACTTTCCATATCTCTCTTTAATTCAGAAGATGCCTTCGCCATCTCGTATGCAAGGTAAGATTTCATGCCTGCCTTGTCTACAGCCTCTACGGTACCCGACACGCCGACCACCTTGCGGGAAATCTGCGTGTAGTTGCCGACGCGGTTGGTCGCGGCACGCGCGTCAAGGGCGGCTTCGTCGCCCTCAATGACAGCATTGGCCGTACTTGCCGCTGCGAGGCTATCAGTGTTCCACTCGAAATACGTGTTAGACACGTTCTCGCGGCCGATCGAGGACATGAAGGGCACGTCTTCGGGGCTGATGTTGTAAATGATGTTGCTGAGATCTTCACGGACGACCTTCGTACCGTCATAGCGGTCGAAGAGATCACTGGGCTGAGACATTGACTTGATCCTTTCTAGATCAGGCTCTCAAAGAGTTTGGCAGCGTCCTTGACGTTGCCGGTTTGAGCGAGACGCTGTTTCTGCCGCGTGATTTCAGACGTTTTGCGGGCCGGTGCCGATGTCGGCGTGCCGGGACGCATGGGCCGTGGGCCGTTCTGCGGGTTCGGCTGCGGGCGCTTGGACATGATCTCGTCGTAACGCATCGCCTTGTGGAGGGCGACGACGGCACGCGGATCATAGACCTGGGAAATCTCGTTCTCGGCGTAACCAAGTTTCTGCGCGTACTGGCGCAGCTTCACCCGGTCGGCCTCGAAACGCTGCGGATCCTTCCACGCCGGAACCGCCTGCGCGAGTTTCTCCCGCCCTTCCTGGACGACCTGACGCAGCTGCTGCACTTGCTGCTCCTGCATCAGCGCCATCACCCTCTGCTGCTCGACGGTGGCGGCCTGGAGCCGCTCCTGCTTCTCGCGGTAGAGGTCTTTTTGCCGAACGTATTCCAGAGGGTCTTCGGCGTAGAGCTTCTCCCAGTTCGGCTCCTGCTGAACCGTCTCCGCCAGCTGCTGCTGGAGAGCATTGAGGAGTTGAGCGTACTGCGCGCGCTCCATCTGGACTTGCTGGGCCTCTGCGTGGACTTGCTTGCGCTCCTCCTGCAGGGCCATCGTCTTGCGGCTGTAATCCGCTTGCCGCTGATAGCCGGCGACTGCCTCCTTCAGAGGGATCTGCTGCTCCTTGCCGTCGATCTTGACGGTGACCAGCTGCTCCATCGGATCGGAAGCCTCTTCGGCATCCTCGTCATTGGCGGCGGCCTCCTCATCCTCGGCACCGGCGGCATCATCTGCCGCGGGCGTCTCATCCTCGGATGCGGAAGCCTCAAGCGCCTCGGCCTGATCGTCGGCCGGGCTGTCCTCAGCGGCGTCCTGTTCGCGCGTCTGTTTCTCCGGTGAACCGGACAGAAGGGCCTCGAACTGGCTGGCCGCCTCGGTAAGACCGATGCCCTGGGAGGGCGTGTCGGTGGTGGTCATCTATCTACCTTTCCAACGTCTCACGACGTTTGAGGGTTGAGCCGTAGCGCCTCACGGCGCGGGTTGTGGCTTAGCGCTTGTTGGCGCTTCGGCCGTTGTGGGCGTCCACCTTCGGCGCGCTTGCGAGCGCCTTCAGCTTGGCCCGAAAGTCGTCAATGGCGCGGATGGCGGCATGCGATGCCTCGCGCTTCTGCACGTCCTGCGGCGAGGTGTGCCGCCATTCGTGGATGTAGCGGCTCTCGATGCTCGCCAGCACCGCCTGCACGAAATCGTCGGCGAGGAGCGCGGCGGCCTTGCGGGCCATTTCGTCGGGGGTTGGGGTCATTGGTAGCCTTCCTGCGGCTGGTCCTGCATGGCCTGCATCGCGGCGGTGCCGCCACCGAGCAGCCCGGCAAGGCCGTACTTGCGAATGATGTCGATCAGGCTGTCATCGAAGACGACGTAGTTGCGGGTTCCGTCGCCAGCGCCGCGCGATCCGGCGTCGAGGTACTTGATGCCGGGGATGCCTGCTTCGCGCAAAACATTGCTTGCGACTGCCGCCTGTTCGCGGGTTGTTGGGCCTTGCTGCCCCATTCGGCTCAAGACATATGCGTCACGCCCTGATATTTCTGGGTTTTCCAGCTCAATCATGCGGTCATTCACAAAAGCATGGGGCGTGCCCGCAATGTTTCTGGTCCTGTAGTCCGGCATCACAGATGAAAGCGCACTCCTCACCGCTTCCGGCTGCTCACTCAGCGGCTTGTCCCAGTCGAGGAAGCTGTCGGGGTCGGCGTTGATCTCGACTTCGTACATGGACCCTTTAGTGCCTAAAAGGCCCTTGTTTTCGTCTTCAATGGCCGCAATTTTGTTTGCAATACTGTCAAACTCAGCCTGTGAGGAAGCGTATTGCTGCTGGTCTGAAAGGTAATCCGCGCGTTTATTATTGTTCTTTATTTTTTCAAGCAGCGCAGGGTCTTCAGGAATTACGGGGCGTTTCGCGGCTGACAAACCATCCCGATATGACCGCGCGATACCTTCCTGTTCAGCAAAATACAGCCCATGCCCGTAAGCCTGCGCGCCCTCGCCCGTGCCGATCTTGTCCATGCTGAAGCGGTCGAAGTCATGCGGGGAGCCGTGATAGGCGCGGATGCGCTTCGGAGACGGCCCCGGCATGCCTGCCATCGCCAGCGTGCCAGCCGCAGCGCCGAAATTGCCCAGGCCTGCCTCGCGGCCTGCATCATACATATCAGCGCCGAAGCCGAAGGGCGTGAAGGTGGCAACGTCCATGACGCGCTCCGCGCGCTGCTGGCCCTCGCGGTCGTCCGAATACAAAAGGCCGCGCACCCAATCGGTCGCGCGCTCGCGCATCGTCGGCGTGTAGGACGACATCGTCGAGCCATCACCAAAGCGCGGATCCAGCAGCCCCGCCATCACTGCACCCCCATCGGCTGCTGCTGCGCCCGCATGGCCGCCGCCTGCTGCTGGGCCGCGATCTTGGCCGCGTCACGCTCGCGCTGGATCATGGCATAGAGCTGCTCGACCTGAACCTGTGTGCCGTATTTCATCTGCATCTCGGTCGCCCGCAGCCAGATGTCGGCGTCGAGCTTGTCGCGTTCGAGGTCGTCGGCCTTGCGCTGCTTCTCGACCTCCAGCTGGGCCTTCATCTGCGCGATGGCGATGTCGGCCTTGATCTTCTCCGCCTCGACCTGAGCGAGGAGCTGCGCCGGATCCTGCTGCTGCTGGCCCTGCGGCTGCGCCATCTGCTGCTCCGCCTCGGGCGTGATCTCTGAGAAATACCGCGAGGCGTCCTTCAGCCCCGACAGCTCAAGGATCTGCGCCATCGTATTGCGAAGCTGCTTGATCGACACGATGGGGTTGCTCGGCCCCAGCGTCTGCAAGATTTCCTTCTGCTGGCCGACAACCGTCGTCAGCAAGCCCACGCGCTGCTCGATCGAGCCGGTGCCGAGGCCGACGTTGACGACCACATCCATGTCGGCATCCCACGACCGCGGGTCCACCGGCACCCACTGATTCCGCAGCCGCACCATGCGCGGGCGGTCCTGGTGCTTGATGACCTCTTTCAGCAAGCCCCGGAACAGCCGGCGGATGCCTGTCTCCGCAAAGATGCGCGCCACCATCTCAAGGCGCTCCTGCGCGGCCGACATCGTCGCCGTCACCGCCGCCTTGGTGGTGGACTGCAGCACGTCGGCGTCGAGGCCCTGAGACGCCTTCGACATGCCCGTCCGCGAGGCCCTGACATCGTCAAGGTAGGCGATGATGGGCATCGCCTGCTGGCCGACGAAGGTGTTGCCGAGTTCCTGGATCATGCCCGGCTGCGTGGCGCGGATGATGCCGCCCGTCTCGACGTTCAGCACGTCATCCATGTTCACCGCACCCTCAACCACCACCGTGCGGGGGTGAATCACCTGGGCGAGGCTGTCGAGCGTGTTGCGGACCACATTGGATTTGATCAGCTGCAGATCCATGACCTGGTCGGCAATGCTCGACCCGATCACCATGTGGGGCTCGGGATCAGGGCAGATCACCGCCATCTGCACCTCGTCCACGACCTCGTCATGGAGGATGTAGGACGCCTCGCCGATCGTGCAGACGCGGCGCAGTTCCGCCACGCCATCGCCGTCGCGGTCGATGCGGATGTAGCTCTCGACGTATTCGTAGCGCCGCATCGACGGATCGGCGGAGGTGTCGTTGGCGCCGCCCATCCAGTCGCGGAGCGCCGGGTTGCGGGTCTGTGCCTCGAGGTTCAGTTCGAAGGACGACGAGCTATTCCCGTGTTCCTCGATCTCTTCGCGCGAGTAGCCCATCTCCACCAGCTCGGAGAGGGTCTTCAGTGAGCGGTGCCCGATATAGTCGGCCGTGTCGAGATCACGCGCGTTGCGCGCGATCAGGAACTCTTCCGGCGGCACGCACTGCACCACCTGGCGGCGGTCCTCGGTGCGGCGGCGGATGGTGGCGGAAAAAAGCGGGGAAGGCATCCCGGTCATGGGATCGGGATCGCCTTCCCCAGTCTGCTGCACCACCAAGAGATCAATAGACCCGTCCTGCTGCAGCAACTGAAGCTGCGACTGGTCGATGCCGGAATAGCTTTCCTCGCGCACGTTGACCTTCGTCTCCGTGTACCACTTGAAGACGCCGATCTTCGTCAGAAGCGCGTTCTTGAACGCCGAATGAAGAACAGTGAAGCCGGGGTTATCGACGTTGAAGACATAAGAAACGTAATCAGTTGCCTGCTCGGCCATCGCGACATCTTCAGCCCTCCGCGGTGCAAACTCGACCGGCTTCTCCGACGCCGTGAACACGCGGAGCAGGCTCGGCATCATGGCGAGGATCGTGTCCCGCACCTCGGTCATCACGACCTGAGAGCGCCCCTCCTCCTCGTTGCCGAACGGGTCGGCGCGATAGTACTTGATCGCCTTCTCGCGATCCGGCGCCACCTCGTCGTCGATGTAATCCGCCGCGTCCGAAATCGCGGCCTTCACCGCGCCCTGGAACTCTTCCTCGGACATGGCCTCGGACGCCGCGGCGACCTCTTCAAGACCCATATCCGCGAGCGTTTCATCGGGCGCGATGATGTCCATCAAAGAAGCCCCTGGACAGGCGGCACGCCGCCATACTTGCCGCTGGCGTTGTACCAGTCCTGCCACCATTTGGGGATGTTGCCGAAACTGGCCGAGCCGTCGCCCGTCCCGGTGCCGCCATCCGTACCGCCACCCGGCGGGGGCGTGAAGCGCGCGAGATACTCGTTGCTCATGCGGCCGTACATGGGCGAGCCGACCATCTTCAGCGCCAGCAGCTGCATCAGGTCGCCCTGCTGCATGGCGGGGTTGGTGAACTGCTTGCCGAGGATCAATTCAATCGGGAGGTCTGCCATGTCAGGGCCTCAGAAGTCGCGAAAGTCACGTTTGCCGAACGGCCTGCCGCCGTAATCGCGCTTGCCAAAAGGCGAGCCGCCGTAATCGGACTTTCCGGTCGGATAGGTGCCAGAGAAATATGCTCGCGGCGGGGAGTTACGCACGTCGTAAGGCCGCTGCGTCGGGTTACGCATGAAATGGTAGCCGTAAGCGTTGTCCACAGGCATGTTCGGCGGAATGCTCGGGATTTCCGGCACCGCGTTCTCGGGCAGTTCCGGGTCCAGCAGCCCCGGCTGCCTCATCGCCGGGCCTGCCGCCGGGCGCACCCGCTGCTGCAACGCCCGCGCCATCATCAGCGCCTCGATCGCATTGCGGGCAGTCACACCCGCCCCGCCAGGAGCCCCCGGCCCGGAACCGAACATCGCACTGCCCGCCGGATTGCGGAAATTCGAGAAAGCCCCCTGCCCGAAGCCGCCACCCGCCGCCGGATTGCCGAAGCTCGAGGAGCCGCTGTCAACCCGCCCGCCCGGCGCCTTCGTCGCATAGCCCGTCGCCATGCCGCCCGCAGGACCAAAAGCCGTGTTGCCGTACCAGGTGGACCCCGTCGTCAGGCCGAGGCTGCTGCCAGTGCTGTTGCTTGTCTGCCCGCGCGTCTGGTTGGGCGTCGTCCCGTTGAGGGACGTTGACATCCGGTTGTAGTTGCCGCTTTCCGAGGAACCCCCGGTGCTACCTGACGAACGGCCCATGAGGTCATGCCCTCCAACGGATTGATACCCCTCCGGCGCTATCACAATCCGGCGTAAAATGCAATGTTATAACGTTACGTTTGCACAGCACGAAAAGCCATCACACGACGCCGCGGATCGCCCTCTTCAACGGCTTGCCCGGCACCCAGCGGGGTGATCTCCCGCCGACGCGGGACGCCACGGAGGCGAAGGTCAAGCAGATCGCGTCAGCGAGGTCTGGAGACCTCATGCCGCGCCGCTTCATGTCGGCCTTCCCCTCGACCTTGATCTTGCCATTGGACGTGAAGGTGTAGGTCGGCGCCACCAGCTCCTGGCGCAACTCGTCCATCTTCGGCAGACGGCACGCACGCGCATTCAGCCACTCCTTCACCGCCAGCCACAACTCGTCACGCAGCTTCGCCGCCTGCTGGTTCATCGCCGACGATTCCGCCACGTTCACGTCGCGCACCGTGTGGCCCAGCTCCCGCAGGCGATCCGCGACACCCGAACCCAAGCCGATGCTATCGACACAAATCTCCGCCGGCTTGTCGAGCTTCGCCTCGTTCACGATGGCGCCCGTCAGCTGCATCAGGTCGAGGCCCTGCCACACCTTGAACTCCAGCACCACATTGCCCTGGCGCTTGCACAGCACGCTCCGGTCATCGCCGAACCGCGCCACGTCGAGGCCGTAGACGATCGGCTCCTTTACATCGAGAACGACGTCCCGCGACATCGCCGCATCCACCAGTTCCGCCGGGATCAGCGTGTCGTCGTCGCGGAGAGCAAACTCGCCGAGGACGCGGATCCGGTATTGATTACTGGAAATTCCATACGTATCCGCGATCTGCTTCACGAAGTCCTTCGACACGCGCGGGCTGTTGAGGCAACTGACGTGGTATGTTTTCCACTCACTCGACAACTGGTGATGTGTCTTGAAGAACATGCCGCTGCCTCTAGTTGGGTTTCCGATTAGGATCGTGCAGGCATTCTCACCCGACATCGAACCAGCAGCACTCTCGAACACTTGCTCTGGTACAGCCGACGCCTCGTCCACAATCAGCAAAACGTGGTCGCTGTGAACGCCCGCCAAACTCTCAGGTCTATCAGCGGAACTCGTCCTTGCACTGATAAATGACGATTCCGGCGCAGCCTTCAGTGTTACCTTCTCGCTCGTCGTCTCAAACAGGTCACGGATCGGCGCAGGAAGCCGGTTGATCCAAATCTTCACCTCGTTGAACAAACTATCGTAGAGCTGCGATGCAGTTGGAGCCGTGCAGATTGACTTCTGCGGAAATTTTGTGATTTGAAACCACAGAAGCAACCACGAACAAAACGCCGTCTTGCCAACACCGTGACCAGCCCTCACGCTAATGCGCCGCTCCCCCCGCGCCACGTCGCGCATCACCGCCGCCTGCCACTCATCTGGCTCAACACCCAGCACGTAGCGGACAAAACCGACCGGGTCATTTTGATAGGTCTTGACTAATGTCGCCAGCGCATTCGCGATATCCTGGCCGAGGTCGGGTTGCGTGTTATTCATCGTGCGTCTCCATCAAAACTCCCTCAACCGCCGCGCATACCACAACAACAACCGCCTCACCTCACGCACACCCGACCGCGCAACCATCGAGCCCAGCAACAGCTCCAGCGTCTTATGATGCAGGAGACGCTCGTGGCGGTCGATCGCTGACTGCGCCGCGCGGTCGAGGTCAGACATCGGCGGCCAGCTCCTTCTTAATCCGCTGGACCGTGAACGTGCCCACGCCACACAAGCGCGCCGTCTTCAGAATGCCAGTGCCGCGGGCCAGCTCCGCCTTCACCGCCTCGACCTTTGCTTGCGCCACCGCCGGCTTGCCCAGACGCTTGCCCTGCGCCTTCGCACGCGCCATGCCGCTCTTCACGCGGTCGATGATCATCTCGCGTTCCCACTCGCCGATCGAGGCGAACACGTTCGCCACCAGACGACCCGAAGGCGTCGAGGTGTCAACGCCCTGCTTCATCAGAAACACGTCGATACCCAGCGAGCGCATGTCGTTCATGAAGGTCGAGAGATCCTGCACGCTGCGGCTCAGGCGGTCCACCGCCCACGACGCCACCATGTCAAACTCGCGGCGGGTGGCGGCCTTGCAGAGGGCATCGAACTGCGGGCGGCGGTCGCGGCCTTTCGAGCCGCTGATGCCTTCGTCCTTGTAGACGGCAACAATCTGCCACCCGGCGCGGTCGGCCATCGCGCGTAGGTCGCGCTCTTGGTTGGTGGCGTGCTGGTCAGAGGTGGAGACGCGGAGGTAGAGGGCGACCTTGATATTTTTTTTGCCGGACGCGGGAGGGTGGTCGTCACCGGCGGCGGGGGCGGGGGACCCAGCCACCCCTGGGGGGGTCTGAGGCGCGCTCACTGGCGCACCTCCAAGCCGCTGGCGTGGATGACAAGCTGGCCGCCGTCGAGGAACTCGACCAGCTCCCAGCCCTCAAGCCGCGGGCCGTTGACCTTGCGCCACGGGCGAACCGTGGCGGGCTCGCGCTGCCCGTAACCCTGCATGACCCAGACCTTCATGTTGCTCTTTATGTCGTCCTCCTCTTGATGCCCATACTGTAGCTACTCTCTACGGTATCGTCAAGAGATATCTTTCAGTATGCGTCAATCATTGGGTTTCGACGGGTCATACTCCATGACCTTATCAGTATGCCCCTCCTCCACCCTCGCCTCGATCGTCTTCATCGCCGCCTCGCGCTTCTGCTGCAGCTCGATCAGCACTTGGAGGTGCGCCTGCTGCACGTTCGTCGTCGTCACCTGGGCATCGACCTGTTGCGTCGGCTTGCCGTAGAGGCGCGACAGCACCGTCTCCGACGCCATCAAGGCGATGCGCTCGTCGGGGCTGTCCACCAGTTCCACCAAGCGCTGCGCGGCGCGCAGGCTGCCGCCCTCGAGCGCCTCCTTGACGTCGTCAGGCATCTTGGGCCGGCCGCCGGGATTGCCGCTCTGGCCCTTCTGCCACATCTTGACGGCCATCGGCTCGGGCAGCGTCTTCTGTTGCGTGTTCTGAGGTGATCCATCATTTACTTGATGTGATCCCATCATTTTCTTTTTACGCAAGGTCATCACCCCGCCATCATATAATCGGGCAAGTTGTCACCCTTCTGCCAATCAACCTTCGGCTTCAGCCTCTCAGGGTCCACCCGCACCTCGCCGATCACGGCCCCGTCAAACAGGTGCTTCGTCCTGTTGACGAGGTCAAACCCCTCCAGCACCCTGACGACCTCCTCCATGCTCCAGACCGCGGCCGCGCTGCCGGGATTCTGCTGCCGCCACACCTGACACCCTTCCAAATCGCCACAAATGACCAAGGACCGCCCATCGCTCATCCGGGCTGTCAGGCACTGCCCCGACGCCTGATCGGCGCCAGCAACCTCCGCAGCCTTGTCCAGCGCCCTCCAGGCATTGACCATGCGCCCCGCCTCCCGCTCGACGTTGGCGAAGCCTGCCGTCGCCTCCTCAAGGATTTGGGCGTCGAGCTTGGCCTTCTGCCGCCAGAACTTTTCGGCCAAGTCATTGGGCACAAGCCGCGGCAGGCGATCGACGCCCCACTTCCGCTCGAGGCGGTGCGCCACCTCGTCGAGCGCCTCGAGGGCGATTTGGGATCGGGTTTTCATGAAATCACCGCCAGCGCGGATATTGCAGCGCATAAACGGTGAAAAATGTGGGGGATGGTTGAAACGGGGAAACGGTAAAAACGCAAGGCGTTTTTAACCGTCATTTTCCCCGTTGTCAACACCCTTTTCCCTGCACGGGGAAAACGGGAGTTTCCCCGTGTTTCCCCGTTTTCCCCGTGACGGGACTCATCCACATTGCAGCGCAACATCATGCCAACCTCCAAACTAATCCTGCATTCACGGCGAAATATCGCTTGGCGACCAGCCCCTCGGCTGCTTCCCGTACCGCCTTCCGTCTTTCATGAGGTTTCCCCGAAATCATCTTGCCTTCGGCAAACCCCATGAAGGCGTCCAGATCGACCACGCGCACCCTGCCCGCTTCGGCGAAACCAGTGCCTGGCGGATTGGGCCTGCCGTAATCGTCCACGAACTGGCTGAAGGCGTCGGCCACCAGCTTCTGGTTCTTGCCTGTCGGCTTCGCATCCTTGACGGCATTGACCTCGTCGATGTCGGCCTCGACGCTGATGCCTGTCGTGACCTCTTCCCCGTCCTCGTCCACGCCCAACGGCACGCTGTCGATGTTGAACCCGTACTCTGCCCCGTCCTCGCCATCGCGCATCTTGGTCACCTTGATGGCGCCGGGCTGCTTCTGCTCCTTCGTCACCTCGAGTTCGAGGCTGACGGCGCCGAGGAGGCTGGAGTGGCCTCTGCTACCCTTGGCGGCGTCCTTGCCAGAGTGGTGGACGACCAGGACGAAGCACTGCAGCTCCTTGGCGATATGATCGCAGAGCTGGACGAAACAACCCATGTCCTCGCCCGAGTTCTCGTCGCCCCCGGCCATTGCCCGGTTGAGCGTGTCGATGACGACGAGGCGGCAGCAGGGCTGGCTGGCCTTGATGTCGGCGATCAGGGCGTCGGCGTCGTTCTGTTCCGATCTGAGGTCGATGGCCGCCGGCGACAGGCGAAAGCCTTCCGGCCAGGCAATGCCATGATAGCGGCACCAGCCGATGACGCGGTTGACGCCCAAGCGCCCGGCTTCCGGGCTGACATATGACACGTCTGCCTGCCGCACCTTCTTGCCCCGCCACTTGATCCCTGCAGCGACATGGAGCACGATGTCCATGACGGAGAAGGTCTTGCCACTGCCGGGCCGCCCGAAGATCACGCCAAGGCCTTCCGCTGGCAGGACGTTCTTGATGAGCCAGTTGCCATTGAGGACGGGGCTCAGGGCCGTGCTGCTGGTGAGCCACTGGAAGCGGCCACCGGCCTCG